AGCAAAAGTTATATAGGAATCATCACCGTTAATAAATCCTGAACCAGCACCTGAAACATAAGCAACAGGAACAGCAAAATAGTTTGTACTATGAGTATGTGTTCCAACAATACTGAAATAAACATAATTATTACTATCTGCTTTTTCAGTAAGTTTAAACGTACCTTTAATTTGTGAAGTTGAATCATCAATAGTATCAAGAAAAGATGAAACATCTACAGCGTTAATATCTTCATGGTCAATATATAAAACTGTTGCAGAAGATAAAGTTAAGTTATTGAAAGCAAGATTACCGGAACCTGGGTCTGTATTAGATGTACCAGTTGTATAATTGTATTCAAATGTGGCACCACCAAAAGAACCTTGTGGTCCTGTTGCTCCTGTGGCACCAGTTGGTCCTGTAGGACCAGTCATAGTTGCATCGTTACCAGTAGCACCAGTTGAGCCAGTTGCTCCAGTGGCACCAGTAGGTCCAGTTACGCCTTGTGCACCCTGAACACCTTGAATACCTTGAACACCTTGAGAACCTGTCACACCTTGAATACCCTGTAAACCTGTATTACCTGTAGGACCTGTAGGTCCTGTTGCGCCAGTTACACCTGTAGGTCCTGTAACGGTAGAATCAGCACCAGTAGAACCTGTAGCACCGGTAGCGCCAGTTGGGCCAGTTAATCCTGTAGGACCGGTAGGACCTGTAACATCTGAGTCAGCACCTGTTGCACCGGTAGGACCTGTAGGGCCTGTAATACCTTGTTCGCCTTGAGGTCCTTGAGGACCAATAAGACCTAATTCAACAATTTCAGTTTGAGTAGATTCAACGTTAAGAACTGTTGTAGTGATTGGAATTTCAACAACTGCTGTAGAAAAAACTGTTGCCATTAAGAAGTAACTCCTTCGTAAACTGTAAAGCCACCTTCAAGCAAACGAGTAACAGTACCATTAGGTGCAGTAACTTCAAGGTCATAAACATATTGACCAGCAGATAAAGTATCAGTAGTTGCTGCAGAAAGATTCAAAGTAAACTTACCATCAGTAGTACCAACAGTAATACGACCATTATCTGTTGATAAAACAACAATGGTTGTTTCAGAAGAAGCAGAATTTTTAACATCCATAGCAGCAGTGTATCCGGTAACATCAACATACGAACCATCAATTTTCCATTGTGGTGCAAGGGTAAATGTTGCCCCTTGATAACACTTCATATTATATCTACCTGGTGTCATTATTCCTCTATTATGTAAGCGCCGTAACCGGCAGCAATTAAACTTGCACGTTCAGTACTAGAAATCAAATTTTTGTGTCCACCTGGATAGTAGTAGCGAGCGCTTTGAGTCTCTTCAACACTTGGTGTACGAACACTATAATAGGACCCGTCAGTCCTTTGTAAAACACTATTAGCCCTTGTTAATTTATATCTAAAAAACAATGCGCCTCCACCAGCAGGGCCTTCTTCAACAGTAGGTGGTAAAAAGTAATATGCCATTGTTCTCCTTTAAAGTGTAACCCCCACTGTTTCCAATGGGGGCTACGAATGTTCCTAATAAATTAGGAGTTAACGCCAATTGAAGATGCTGATTCAATTCGGTATAAGGCTGCTTCGCGGTAGCGAGCAAATCCTAATACACCGTACCAGCCAATTGGACGGAAACGCATTAACTTATCGGTAACTGGACCGATAACTACGTGTGGTTCTTCTGCTACGGCTTCTGCCAATGCTTGCTTTCCAGCAAGAATTGTGCGGTAGACGCGTGCTGAAGCACCATCAACTGCGTTGTATAGACGTGGTGATTCTACGAACATTGCACCTTCGTAGGTACCGATGGCTCCTGGCCATAGGTTTCCTGCGCCTGATTCGTTGTAGACGTGGGCTTCGCGCCATCCGCCTGCACCTGTTTCAGCACGTAAGTCGTGTGAAACTTCAGGGTGGATACCACACCAGTAGAACTCTCCAGCACGTGGAACTGCTTTACCGGAACGCAATTTTGCAATTGCTTTACGGATGTTTGCAGATGTGATGGTTTGTCCTGCTGTGATGTAGGTTGTTCCAGTTGCTGTTCCTGCGTAAATTACGTTTGAACCGCCACGTAGAACTGTTTGTGCAAAGTTGTCAATTGAATCTGCCATGTTGAAAGCAATGATGTCTGCGATTGCAGGGTCAACATCGCTCAATGAGAACAGTTCCAACTTACGTGTTGCAATTGCTGCGTTACCGTATTCGTTTAGAGTTACGGTTACGTTAGTTGTATTTCCTAATGCAACTGAATCTGGGTCTACAGTTTCAGTTAAAGTGCCGGTTACTGCCGATAAGTCAGTGTATAACTGGAATACGACAGATGAACCTGGCATAGCCTGTTGTGCTGGTTTCTTATCTGCAACGTCGCGGATAAGTGGCATAGCACGCAGAGCAAATTCCACATAGCGGTCATAAGCAGTTTGTACCAAGGAAGTTCCAAGGGACGCGGTGCTGGTGCTAGTATAATTTTCTGTAGGCAATTTAGTTCACCTTCTTTCAAGGTTGATAGTAGTTGCTATTAACGACCAAGAGATTGACCGAATAGAAGTTGGTCAAGTTCTTCTTTGGACTTCGCTGCAAGAACCTTTTGATGAGCATTTAGTTCACCTGAAGGATTTTGTGCAGTTGAAGTCACATTGTTGATACGTTGATTATCTCTAATGGTTTCTTCATCTACAGTCGGTTGAGCAGATTCTTGTTGTTTAAGTTGTACACCAAACACGTCAGCGTATTCACTTAACCAAGCATCAATCTGTTCAGGGGTATCAATATCACTAGGAATAAGTTTCGCTAGTTTACTTGGTACACCTTTTTGTTCCAATACATCTTTTACGGAACGAGAACGTAACTCAGAACGCATTTTCTGGAGTTCAGCCTCAATGGCTTCTCTTTCTTTTTGCGCCTTCTTTAATGCTCTACGCAAATCTGCTGGAGCATTTTCATGTTCTTCGTTATCGTATTCATCTTCGTATTGGTTCGCTGCCATAGCAGCCACTCCCTTTCATTAAGTTGTCGTAATCCTCATACACAAACAGGGGAATCTGTGATGGCTATTACTACCGGTCTTCGGTTACTCTTCTAGGTGCCGGTGCGCCTAGCAGGCTTTTAAATTTGTCCTTGACCAGGTCTAGCAAGTGAGCCTCTACCGACTCCTGCTTGACCAGCAAAAGAACTTTTCTCTAATTCGGCAAGTTGTCTGCGTTGTTCTGCTGCTTGAGCGGCACCAGCGCCACCAAAGGTTTCAGCAATTGCTTGTTCTTGTCCGTAAGTTTTATCATAAATTTCTGCAAGTTTTGTAGCACCTGGAAGAACTTGTGCTACAGTTTGGAATCCTTGTTCTGCTTGGGTTTTAGTAATACCCATGCTTGCAAACTGTTCAGCCATAGGTGCGCTAACTGTTATATCTTGACGTTGTGCTGCAGCACCAAATTCTGCTGCTTTAATTTGACGTTCAATCAACGGAATAGCACGTTCAGGGTCAAGAGTATAGGCAAGCATTTCACCTTTAGTTAAGTTGTAATAGTCTTTTAGTTGACCAACTAAGAATGGGTCAGCACTATTAACAACTGTTGATGCTAAGTCAACACGTGATTTAAGTTCAGTTGCTGAAACATCTTTAGATATAAAGTTTGCAAAGTCTTGTGGTTCATCATAAAAACCTGTTGGCATACCAGATGAACGAAGTACAGCGCGGTAAGCATCTTCCATGGCCAAGTATTCTTTTGGTCCTAATACTGAAAGACCTGCTTTTTGACGTGCAACGTTACCTGAAAAACGTTGAGCATATTCAGGTGTTTCTTGAATCTTTAAAAGAACTGTGTCTGCTTCAAAACCTTGGTTTAGAAAATCTCTTGCTACTGGAGCAAGTGTTGGTAATCCCCAGTTTTCTAACGTTAAACGCATAAACTCTAACCAGTTTTGTGTATTAGTTGTAGAAGTTTTTGAAGTACTACCAGTGCCACCAGTTGGAGCAGGAGTACCTGTAGCACCATAAACACCTGAAGGATAAATAACTTTATTAAGAGCAGCATCAAGTTCAGTTAGTTTTGTTTTAGAAATAGTTCCAGTTGGAATAGTAACTGCAACACTTGGGTTAATAGTTTTGGCTATAGCAAGACGTTCTTGCAAATACTCATTACGTGACTTTGCCATTATGCTGACCAACTCTTTCCAAACACTTTACCCATAGCGTTTAATGTAGACACAACACGTGTTTCTGCATCTTTAGAGAAACCATAACTTGGGTCTTCTGCTCTAACGATGTTTTGAAATTGCCAATAAGGCATTTGTCGCTCTAGTAATAAAAGGGTCATCCATGTTAATAGATGATTCATCTACACCACGGATAGTTGAAAGAAACTTAATATAAGGAGAACCTATTTGACGTGGAGTATAACCTTTTGCAATACCATCAGCCATTGTAGGATATAAGGCTACTGCTTGAGTTTTAAAATCACTCTTTACTCCATCAATGGTTTCTGTACCAGTAATGATATTTTTTACAGCAGTTTGTAAGTAAGCATCAGATACATCAAGACCATAACTTTTACTTAATGCTTGCAATTCAGCAAAGGTTGATGCTGCTGTACCGTTAGTGTAATCAATTTCTCCAGCACGAGCAACTTGATATTTGATAGTATTAGCATCAATAGCGCCTTTAGCGTATTGCATTGCAAGACTTCTGATGTCACCTTCTGATAAAGTAACACCAACTTCTGTTGCAAGAAGTTTAACAGTTTCTGTTTTAGCCTTTAATTCTTCAGCAGATACAACAACTCCGCCACCTGCTACTGCTGCACCGTACTTCTTAGGGTCTGTTATGTAATTCTTTATACCTATTTGGTCTCTGCCACCTGATGCAGCATTGTAATAGTTAAACTCTGAAACTTCTTGTGCTTTAGCAAGAACATCGTTAATAAATTTTACATCTTTTGATGTAGTAGGATTACTATAACCTAAAGCCTTTTTGTATTCAATAACTTCTTGAGGTGATAGTTTATATAAGTCTGCTCTGAATCTTGATACTTCAACTGGTCTTGAGAAAGAGTTAGTTTGTTCATCACCCAAGAATAGGTATGTTCCACCTGCAAAAGCAGGATTGTTTTGAATAGAGAATAAACCGGTTTCGCCTGTTTCAATAACAGAACGTTTAGTTTGGTCTATTGGTTGGGTTGGGTCTCCAGCAAAGTCTTGGCTAACGTCAATACCAACAATAACATTTTTAGGTTGAACAGAAGTTAATCCACCTCTGATAGCACTAGGTGCACCGGTAGGCACAATAGGTTTAGTTGGTTCTGCTGCTCCTGTAGGACCAGTAGGTGCAGTCTTTCTAAGAGAATCGCGCTTTTGAATTAAACCTTGTAAAAATTCATCAGTTGCAATAACAGGTGCTTTTTGACCAGGAAGAGGTTTAACGTTACCTGTTTGATTGATGTAATCAATTTGTTCGTTTAAACTCTCAACTTCATTGGCAATACCTTGAGCCTTTGCTCCAGCCTGAGTTGATTCAATGTACTTCTTAGATGCTTCTCTATTGGCTGTACGTCTTTCCTCAAGTAAAGCAAGTTCATTATTAGCAGTATTTATTTCAGTAGTTTTGTCAACTCCTGCTTGACCGCTTTGTGCTCTTAACTTACTAATGCGTTTCTTTAGAGCATTGATTTTAACGTTAAGGTCTTTATATTCCTTAGCGTTTTGCTCCGCATTGTAAACAATCTCAGCCATTAAACTCCTAATAACCTAGTAAATAAAACACGTATAGCCATTTCAGCCTGTGGGTCACCTGCTGCTATTTCTTTAATCTTAGTAAATGCTGTCTGACGAATAACTTCTTTTTGGTTACGTTGAACCTTAGTATCACTTGTAATCAATTCTAACATATTGTTAGCGTTGTCATAAATAGCAATCATCTCTTTATACTTACGGGTTAAATCAGTCTTAGGTGCATCACCTGAACTAATCATTGTACGTAAATCGTTAATAGAGTTAACTATCTGTTGACGGCTTTGGCGAGTCTCAAGGTCTTGAACTAACAAAGGTCTAGTTGTTAAGAACTCATCTTTGGCTTCATCCCATTCTCGGCGAATAGCAGCCTTTAATGGTGCAGCACCAGCAGATTCAATACGAGAATCAAATGATTCTTTCAAAGCATAATAGGCTTCTTTATCTTCAGCCACAGTTACACGTTTCAAGAAATCTTCAACTGGAACAGATTCTGTATAACCTTCACGCTTTAAGAACGTGTAGTCATCAAAGTTAAATTCACCTGTGTAAGGGATAAAGAACCCTGAACCTTCAGGATACCTTGAAATAAGGTCACGATTGTTACGAACCCATTCAGCAGCCTGTTTGGTTTTCTTAACAGTTGCAACTTTGTTAGCATCTGTTTCACCAATAGTATAGGCAAGTAAACCTGGATTTAATTCCGTCCATCTTTGTAACGCAATGTTGTAAGCATCTGGTTCACCAGTTGCAGCAATTTCGTTAACAAGTTTATTAAACTCTGATTTAAAGTTTACGTTACCAGCATCTTTTAAGAACGCTGGAATATCTTTACCAAAACCAATTTGTGGTGATACTGGTGAAAGCATACCAAGGAAGAAACGAGTAACAACAATGTTTGCTGCAATACCTTCAATTTTTTGACGGTATGCTAGTTTTTGTTCTTCTGTTGCATCAAGAGGTAAACCTTGTTTTGTTGCTTGCATGTAAATAATTGCTTTACGTGCAGCAGAAGCAAATTGTGAGTCACGTTCATCTTGGTTTAAAGCATCAACAGCACGACGAACGTTTGATGGGAGAATAACATCTGTCCATCTAGCGTTAGTTGAACGTGGTCCAAGAGTTGCACCAATAAATCTATCTTTAACTGGACCCATAAAGTTAGGCATTAACTTTTGTAAGGTCAAGAATGATATACCAGACAAAGGACCTGAAAATGTTGGTATTGATGATTGTGGGTCAAGAGATGGGGTAAGCATCTTAATCTTGCCAGTAAATTCTAAAGGCATAGGTGTTTGTAAAGTCTTACCAGTTAATAGTTTAGTTACAGGAGCAATTGCTGCTGTAAAGATTTCATCACCTGGGAAGATGAAGTACTTGTCACCGTTTTCATCATCGTAAACAAAACCTGAATGGTCTAAAGCATCTGATGCTAAACGTAAACGAATGATTGATTGTGGGTTTTTAATACCAGCACGATAAACACGACGATAGAAGTCTTCAGTTGCACGATAGAAACGAGCAAAGTTACGTAGACTCCAAGCCATATTTGTACGAATGTTTGGATTATCAACAAAATCAAGAGTACGTTTAACCGCTAATTCCATAGCATTATGTGTTGCATATGCTGATGATATTGCTGAGGCTGATTCAGTTGAATAACCTTGAGCGATAAGTTGTTTAAACTTAATGTTTTCTATATCTTGCAGTTGTTTACGGTAGAAGAAGTAATTTGAGTGGAAGATTGGTTCGCGTGCCATTGTTGCAACTTGACGGTCCATCCAAGCATAACCTTTTTCGGTTATAGCCTTGATTACTCCACCTTTGTTGTATGCAACTGGTACATACATACGTCCAACTACAGTATCTGGAAGTTCTCTAGTGTCAAGTTTTCTTAATTCATCAACACTGAAGTTTGTATCTAGGTAAGTTTCAACAGTTCCATCTGCTTTAGTACGTTTTTTGCGAACAATGTCAATAAGTTTAGGGTTTATTGAACCATCTGCACGTCTGAAGATTTCAGATGCTTTTAAGTACAGTTTAAACGCTAAACGTTCGTGGTCAATTGTTTGGTCACCGTATGCGTTAGCAAATCTTTTAGCGATAGTTGGGTCTGCGTCTAATACTTCACGTATTTTTATGACAGCAGTGTCAATATCGTCCATGTGCATTACAGCAAGTTTTCCTGTATCACCACTTAATGCAATGGTTTTAACAGCATTTTCTGTCCAGTCTAAATAGTAGGCTGGATTTCCAACAGGAATATCTGTAAATTCACCAACAGCAGTTTCATTTTTTCTTAATGCTGCTAAATCCATATTCCAAGGTGCAATATCACCAAAAAGTCTTGCAACTTCTTCAGGTGAACCTGCTCCACGTGTAGCAAGAACATCAATTCTGTTACCAGATGAACTAGAAATAGTTACATCTTCGTATAGTTTAGTTCCCCAACCGTATTTAACAAAGTCTCTAGACCATCTAGCGTGTGCTCTAGTTGATGTTCCTTTAATTCTTTTATGAGAAGCCATCATAGCAGTGGCCATTAACTCATGTAATTGTTTACCACTTGCTGCTTCAGCGGCTAATCTTTTATCAATACCTTTTTGGAATACTTGATACCATGCTCGCATTGGTAAAGATAAACCTGCTGCATCAAACCAACCCTTTTTCCAAGTTTTTGGGTCATTGGTTATACGGCGAAGTTGACGTGATGCGTTATATCCATCTGTAAATAATGCTTTGACTGCTCCAACTGGTGCAACAAAACCAAATAACATTACTTCTTCAATAACGGAACGAATACCAAGACGTGGAAGAAGTGTTAAGAATGACCAAGTATCAACAAGTCCTTGTGAAACTTTGTTGTTAAATGCTTGACCTAAACTTCTATGTACCCAGTTTTTAGATTTGTATGCTTCACGATACCATTCATGAATAGGTGGAATAGAAACTTCATCTGATAATTGCCATTCAGCAACTGCTCTTGAAGCACTACCACCATCTGTTGATGGGTTAATCTTTATTTCGTCACCTAAAGCAATTGCTGCTTCATCAAGATTAAAGTTATCTACAAGAATGTTCTTTTGACTACCAAGTGAATCTAAGTATTCTTTTGTAACTTTTTGAGTTGTAGCGTATTGTTCGCCTTTTAGTACTCTTAAAGTACGGTCTAATACTTGACGTCCAGAATCTGTTGCTGATAATCCCATGCTGTGTGCTGCTGTTGCAATAACACCATCACGGATTTTGATACGTTGTGCTTGGTTACCTTTAGCCCAGGCTAAACCAATTTCATCAGCAATTGCTCGTGAGAAGCCTGCTACACGAGAAAGGGCAACAACATCTTTAACTGACTTTAAACCTTCATCAATTGAAGTTCCGTCTTTAAAGTATTTGATACCTGTTTTTAAACTTTTAAATCCTGGTGCAATTTCCCAGTTCTTAGCAAAGCGACCAAAGTTGTTTTGCATCTTTTTAACTACTGCTTGGGCTGCTGCTATTTCTTTAGGGTCAGCATTTTCTTTAGTGATTAAACCAACCATGTTATCAAGGAATGAGAAGATGTTGTCTTCAATTCCAAAACCTTGAACATCAATTCTTTTATTTAAACCAGTTGCTTTTTGAACTGATGCTTTAATAGCATCTTTAGTTTGACGAACAACACTGTATGTTGGAAGTGTTGGGAAAGCACCAACGCTTTTACCGTTAATTAAAGCCATTGCATTATCTGCTTGGGCTAAAAAGTCTTGGGCACTTTGAGCATCAAAAACATTATGTTTTGCTAATGCGTCAATTCCTTCAATTTTAATATCTGAACCAAAGTTACGGGTTAATAAACCAAAGGCTTCTGCTTGTTCAGTACCAGTTGTTTCTTTATACTTTTTGATAAGTGGACCAACAGTATCAAAAAATCTTGTTACTTGTTTTCCAATTATAGGTGCAGTAAAGGCTTTTTCAACACTGAATTTACCAAGTTGTCCTGATGTTGCTGCATCTTTAGCAATCTTTAAAATACTTAATTGAGCAATCTTGTAACCTTGACCTGCAACTGGAATGTAAGTTAATGGGTCAAAAGCAATTTGTGTTGCCAAATCAGCAGCACCTGAAAATCTATTGAACGCAAAACGGTTAGCACCAAATTCACCTGGGTCAACATCAAATGCTTCATAAAACAAATCACGACCTACAGATATTTTTGCAGTGTCATAATCAGCAATGGCTTGTTCGTACATTTTATCGCCATTAAGCATGTTCATCATGGCATCAATTTCTTCTGCTGTTTCAAGAGTTGCCATAACTTCACCAATAGTTTTACCGGTAGAAATTTGTTTAGCAATCTTAGCAACAGGTGCTTCATAGTAGTTATCTACTTTGATTTCACGTTGTTTATCAAATAAAGCGTTACCGTCACGTGCGGCTTCCCATGCTTCATCCCATGAAACATTTTCAACCATTTTAGTTCTGATAGCACGATAAGGTTCGGTTAAACGGCTACTGTAAATACTTACGTTACGTAGTACTGGGTCAACAACGTTTTCTTTGATTGCTCCTAGGAAAGACCTGTCTGGTTCTTTAGCCCATGCAGCATCAGGGTTGAAACGTTTTAAAGTTTCTTGTATGTCTTCGTCAAGTTTTAAATACTCGTTACGAGCATCTGCTATTGGTAAACTAAGTAGTTGTCTGTTTTTTACAATTAGGTCAGAGAAACCTGTAAGTTTTTGTTTTTCGTTTGGGGGAAGATTAAGTGATTGGGTTGCAGCATAAAGTTCTTTGGAAGCATTTAAAATTGGGTCAGTGTTATTTGCCACTAGAACCCACCAAGAAGTGCTCTTTCATACAGTGCGCGTACTTCGCCAGTTGTATCGTATTGTGCTACTTCTGAAAGTATTTGTGCAACAGTTCTTTCTGTAACACTTGGTAAACCTAATGAACTTAAACCTGGGCCAACACCAGCATCTGCACCAAAAGTAATTGGTTCATCTGGTCTTTGAGTTGGGGCGTTCATTGGAATAAGTGAGGCTGCGGCTGATGCGGATGCCATAGGCGTTCTTGATTGTTCAATACCCGGAGCCGCAGCCAAAGGAGCGGATTGTTGAATGTTCATCAATTCCTTTCCTTCTCCATAAGGGAGTCCTGAAACATAACGGGCACCCCGAGTTGCCCCAGGGCCTCCGTCAGTGCGTTGTGAAAGTGCGCCTGG